GCAAGGGGAACCAGACCCGGCGGCCTTGACCACCAGCGCGAACCAGCCATGACCCGCACCGGCAGCGTACACGGCAGCGCAGGACTAGACCTGTTGCCATTCCGTGACTTCCGGCCCGCTGCGGTGCGCTTCGGCACCTATCGCGTCAGACGTCCGACGGATACGATCAGACCCCAGACGTAATGCAGCCCCGCCTATGGGTGCCGACCCAGCGGGGCTGCTAGAACGCTCATCTAGCAGGGAGTCTATCCATGACTGACCCGCAGCACAACGCCACTGACCAGCGAGTTGACACACACTTGCTTGACGGGCAGCAGTGGAAGGGCACTCTCGACTGGCTCTCCGCCCTGCCGCCGCTGCTGAACGGGCGCGGCGCAGAGGACAAGGTGGCCAACCGGGTGCTTGCCAACCTCGCCTCTCGGGCTGACCACAAGACCGGCCGCAACGCCTACCCCTCGAATGCCTGGCTGGCCGAGCGGGCGCACGTGTCCGAGCGCTCGGTGCGGTCGGCCCTGGCCCGCCTTGAGGAAGCCAAGCGCGTCGAGCGGGATGGGCTGAGCCGCCACGGCACGATCCGGTGGCGGCTGCGGTTCGAGTACGACGTGCCGGCGGGCTGGCTGCCGATCGATGCCCGCGAGGAGCACAAGCGGGCGCTTGCGGTTGAGCGTCAACGCCGCCGCCGAGCAAAGTTGATCTCGGAAGCTGAGTGCGTGACAGAGGCCATCGAGCAGGGCAAAGCCGCGGAAGCTAAGTGCGTGACAGACGAGTTGATCTCGGAAGCCAAGTGCGTGACATCGGGTCGTGTCACGCACTTGGCTTCCGGCGACCAGTCCTTTTCACCACCAGCAGAAGAGACCAACCAGAAGATCACCGACGCCGCTAGCGCGACGCCGGCCGGCCCGGAGGTGACCGAGGCCGAGATCATCGAAGAGCCCGGCACCGAGCTAGCGCCGGCCGAGCCGACCATTCCGGCCGTCGCCGATCTCTCGGCGTCCTGGCTTCTTGCCGAGCCCGAAGAGACCGGCAAGCGCAAGCGCAGCGCGCCGGTGGATGCCCCCCGCTATGACGCCATGGCGTGGCAGCTGCCGCGCGAGCAGCACACCCCGTCCGAGTGGACGAAGACCTTGGTCGGCTTGTACGTCGAGGCGTGCCGCGGCTTCAGCTTCGAGCCGTCCGGCCGCCAGATCGGCCAGGTCGGCAAGGAAGTCAAGGGCCTGGTGGCCGCCGGCAACAACCCTGTGCACATCCTGGCGGCGGTGAAGCGGGCGGCGGAGAAGCGCGGCGCGTGGGTGTTCCGGGCCATGGCCGATGTGCAGCCGGGCAACTGGGCAGCTCGAGGCCGCGGGAAGCAGATCGTCACCAGCAAGGGGATCGTGGAGCTGCCGGACGGCATGTCGCCCGGTGACCGCCGGTACGCATCGGGCATGCTGAACGACTGGACGCTCTGAAGTCGATCAGGGTAGGGTGTCAACACAGAACCCCCCGCGACGCTGGAACGTCCGGGGGGCAGACCGATCGAAGGACGGTACGACCGATGGCGACCAACCTACCGGAGCAGCAGGCGAAGCACGACATGTTCGCCACGTTGCCGCCGCTGAGCTCGGAAGCCCTGCGCATGACCGCCGAAGAGCTGCGTGACCGCGTGCTGCTGCTGGACCTGGGAACGCCGGTCGGCCCCGTGGAGATCACCCGCTGGCAGCGTGCCGCCGCCGCCGGCCAGTGGACGGCCGTCGAGCTGGCCGCCGCCGTGGACGCAGTCAACCTGTCCGAGCTGGGTTTCGTGAAGACCGCCCACGTGCACAAGCACGTCATGGACCGGCGGGCCTGGCTGCGCGCGGCCCGGGCGTCGTGCTGGCGGCATCCGATCGCCGCGCAGCTCGCGGGCGAAGATGTCGAGCTGCTCTTCGAGCGCGATCCGCGCGGCTGGCGGGCCCGTTTCGAAGACGCCGTGATGGTCCGCATGACCGACGAGCAGTGGATCACCTGGATTCGCGAGAACGCCACACGGTTCGCGGACCCGGCGTGAGCCTCACGCCTGCCGATCGGCAGCAGCAGCTGAACGCGGACGAAGCGACCCTGCTCGGGCTGGCGTTCTACCCGGCCATGATCGACGACCTGATGGAGTCGCTGCGCCTGGTACGGCCCGCCGACTTCACCAGCGCCGGCCGTGAGCTGGTCTGGCGCGTCGTCGAGGCGCACGCCACCAACGGCGAGCCGCTGGACATCGCGGCCATGCACTCGGCGCTCGGCGCGGCCGCCAGCGGGGCCAAGTTGCGCATGTGCATGGACATCGTGACCCGCGAATGTCTCAGCCCGCCGGCCCCCGGGTGGGCACCGCTGGCCGCCGAGCGTGTGGCGAAGGCGGCGAAGCTGCGCCGGGTTGGCGCGCTCGGGCAGCGGCTTCAACAGCTTGCGGATGTCGGCGACCTGGACGCGTTCGACACGGTGATGGAGCACGCCGAGGAGACGTGGCGGGCTATCCAGACCGATGTGATGGTGGTCGACGAAGCGCCGCGGGTGCCTGACTTCGTGGACGCCTACCTCGGCGAGCTGGCCGGCGGCCCGCAATACCAGGTGGTGCCGACGCCGTGGGCCGAGCTGAATTCCATCTTCACGGCGGGCGGCTTGCGGCCGGGCGGCTTCTACGTGTTCGGCGCTCGACCGGGCGTCGGCAAGACCTTGGCCGGCGGCCGCGTGGCATGGGTGGCGGCCGAGTCGGGCTACAACACGCTGGTCGTGAGCGCGGAGATGCACCGCTTCGAGCTGATGGATCGGTGGATGGCCGCCAGCATGCGCGAGGAGCTGTCCGAGTTCACCTCGTACGCGCCGAGCGGGCGTGTGCTCGCCGCGGCGCAGGCACACGCCGCGTGGGTGAAGCAGGTCGACCTGCCGCTATGGGTCCTGGATTCGCCGAACATCACCATGGCCCGGATCGTCGCTCAGGCCAGGCAGCTGCATCGCCGTCACGGCCTTCACCTGGTGGTGATCGACTATCTTCAGTTGATCAAGACTGCCGCTGGCTCCAACCGTCAGGAGCAGGTGGCGCTCATGTCCGGCATCTGCAAGCAGCTGGCCAAGGAACTGCACCTGCCGGTGGTGGCGCTAGCGCAGCTCAACCGCGGTGGTGCTGACGCTCCACAGCTGCACCACTTCCGCGAAACCGGCAGCATCGAGCAGGACGCAGACGGGGTGATCTTGCTGCACCTGCCGACCATCACGGAAGAGCTGCCCGAGGGTGGCACCATCTCCTACCCTTCCGGAACGGTGCAGTTCATTATCGCGAAGAACCGGCACGGCCGTACCGGCACAATCGAGCTCGACTATAAGCCGCATTGGGGCGACATCGCCGACCGGGCGTGAACCGTCCCGTACCGTGGGGACGAAGGGAAGGGGACGACCGTGGGATTCATTGGCGATGTGAGCAGTCACAACGAGATCAACAACTGGACCGCCTACCTCAGCGACACCCCGGCGGTGTGGGTCAAGGCCACGCAGGCATCCGGCTACGCCGCGTACACCAGTCCTGTCTACGCTGGCCAGCTCGGCGGCGCGATTGCCGCCGGCGGACTGGCTGGCGCGTACCACTTCGCCGACCCGCGCATGGATCCCGCGGCCGACGCAGAGCACTTCGTCGCCACGGCCGGATCGGTGGCTTTCCAGAACGGCCGGCTGTTGCCGCTGCTGGACATCGAGAACACGACGGATAGTAACGGCAGGCCGATCGGCTGGCCGATCGGCGGCACGCCTCAGTGGATCCGTCGCTTCATCGAGCGGTACCGGCAGCTCACCGGCCAGCGCAAGATCATGGTGTACGCCTCTCGATCCTTCTGGCAGACGATCATGCAGCCGGATCAGTGGGTCGACGGTGACGTCTACCTCATGGTGGCCGCCTACCCCGGCGCGGTGGTCTGGTCGCAAGGTCTGAACCAATCCGGCTACAGCCATCCTCGGCTGGCCGTCTGGCAGTACACCGACGCTGCGCCGATCGCCGGCATGGCACACCCGGGCGACCGTAGCCGACAGATAGCATTCACGCAGGCAGACCTCACTTTGGGAGGGGACACCGACATGGGACCCGACGACATCATTGCGCCCGATGGGCTCACACCGGACAAGGCCCGCAACATCTGGGGTTACGCCGACTATTTCTCTCGACTCGCCAAGGACGCGAGCGAGGCGAACAGTGTCAAGCTGGACGCCATCCTGGCCGCGCTCAACGCGCAGGCCACCGCCGAGCAGCAGCGCGACGCGCAGACGCTGGCCGCGGTCAAGGCGCTGTCGGTGCCCTCGGTCGACGTCAACCAGCTCGCGTCGGCGCTGGTCTCGGCCGGCCTGCCCGACGCGTTGGTGCAGCAGCTGCTGACGGTGCTCAGCCACGCCGCCGCG